GGCTTTGCAGACATTGACGACCCTAACTGCAACACTTGGCAGAAAGTCTGTGCTTATTTGGAAGCTAACCTACACCCCGAAATAGAGCAAATAGAAGCGTGTTAGGGTAACATGAACAATTTGCAAAACATTGTGATTAAGGTTGTACAAGATTTCATACACACACATTATGAAACTCACGTACAACCATCACCCCCAAACATCACCATTGTTAACGATATACCTGTGCATGATGATGTTGTGAATTTTATTGTTAGTGATATGGAATACTTCTTAATTACTACAGACCATAGGCATGAGCGAATTTACGTTGTGTTTGACAGTGAGTACCGTGCGAGCATACGTGCCGTGCGATTTAGCCAAGAACAAATGCACCACTGGTCAACGCATAACGAAAATGCTTATCACCTAATTTATAATGACATAGCCAAAATGGTCGGCTAGAACACTATGGAACACACGGGATGCCTTACTGGGGCATCTCGTGGTACACTATATATAGTTAAATAATCACAGAAAGGATTTACTATGTGGAAAAATGTTATAAAGGATGATCCAACACAACAAGTGTACGTCACTGATTGTGCTACCATACTTCCTCCTGAACTACCTGATAACTTTACGGATAACAAGTTAGGTGGTGTCATAGAAGACGTTAATGGCAAAACTCCCATCTTGAAAGGTTTGTTTTTTGACATACACACCTGTCAAGATGATAATTATATTTACATCATACACGCCTACCCTGATTTTTCAGGATCTACGTGGCAAGTGTTTCGGCATAAAAAATTACTTAATGACCCTCGCTACGTCGGTCACATGCTTAAAAGCTTGCAATCAAAGGAGGCATAGCTATGGACCGTGTATTATTCAATCATCGCACACATACAGGCAAAGCCTATTATCATTATCTACTTAAAGGTGATGAGTACGTTGCCTGTGCCGTTTACGCAGAATACGATCTCAAGTACTTCAAACGGTGGTGCAAGACTCAACGAGAAGTGTGGGGTAAATATCCTGATGCACGCTTCGTTGAAAAGCACTGGACGCTCGCCGAACATAATGCGTACCATGTTGAATTAGTAACCAAATCAAATCTAGCAAAACAGGAGGAATAAAATGGGTTACACGAATTACTGGCAACAGTTCAATGACTTCACCGTACAGGAGTGGTCAAGCATAAAAGGCTTTCTTAGCTTTATGATAGATGAACCAAACCACTATCCGATCATTAGCATTACAGCTGATGACTCTGATGTAATACAGTTCAACGGTGACAACAGGGACACTCGGGTAATGCACGAAGACTTTACCCTGCACAGGGAATGTCCCTCACTACAGGAACGCTACCAATCCTGTAAAACAAATCGTAAACCATACGACATTGTGGTGTGGTCTTTACTGATGTACTGCAAAGCACGGATCACGGACAAACAAAAATTCATGATACGTAATGATGCAGGGCTTCAGTGCATAGAGTCCAAAATCTATTTCAATAAAGTTAATGAAGCAAAGAATGCTAAAATAGTAACTAAATAGAAATGTGAGTGAAAACTTTTTTCAGATATCTTAATATACAATATCTGACTATACAATAATATCAATACTTTAAGCCCCCACGCGAGTTCGTTTGGGGGCTTTTTGTTTATGATTGGATTTCTATTGCAGGTTCTATTATGTAAAGTTATGATATCTGTATGGCAAAAGCAAAGGTCACACATAAGAACAAACTAGACATTGTTGCAAACCCTCGTGTGGAAACAGGGCTGACACCCATGCAGGAAAAGTTTGCTACGATTTATGCAACTGAAGAAGTTACACAGACTGAAGCCGCTCTCAAAGCAGGGTACGCTGAAAGTAACGCACATGCGATAGCTAGCCGTATGTTAAATGGACGGGATTACCCACAAGTTTTGGAAAGGGTACGGCAAATCAAAAACGAACTGCAACACAAGTTTGAGGTAAGTTTTGAAAGCCATGTTCGTAAGCTAGCACAGATCAGAGATGAAGCGATGCAGAATGGTAACTTCGCCGCCGCCGTCAGTGCTGAAAAATCTAGAGGTCAAGCGGCAGGATTATATATAGATAGAAAAGAGATAATGATGGGTAAGATAGACCAGATGTCTCGGGAGGAAGTAATGAAAGAAATACAAAAGATGCAGGAGGAGTTCCCACAGCTTGTGGAACAGACTAAGCCTGCGATTGACGTAGATTATACCGACATAGAAGTACACCCAAAAGCTGATGAAAAAGCCTGAGTCCAAGCTTTGGCATTTGCTCCGCGATGGAACAAGAGGCAAGGTTCACTGGACACGAGTTGAGTCATGGTCTGTCCCAGGAGTGCCTGACTTGAATGGATGTATGAACGGTAAAGAGTTTTGGGTTGAGCTAAAGGTTCTTACGACAAAGACTGACAAGAAGTTTCCAAAGTGGCGACCTCATCAGATTGCTTGGCAGACAGGACGTACAGCGAAAGGAGGCTGTGTTTGGAACTTGGTTCATCATCTCCTGTCCCGTCGCCTCTTTATTATTGATGGAAAGAACCTTGGACCGAGATTGATGGACGATGATTGCACATACGATGGAGTATATGAGATGCCAAAAGATAATGATGGATGGTCAAAGATCCTAGAGCGGATGATATCGTAAGATTTCGCCCGAAGTCGTCAGCTTCTAGTCCAATGTTATCATTATGAGTAATTAAGGGTTTACAATCGTACGCCCCATATGCTATTCTATTTACATAACTTAAACTTAATACTCGTAGAAAGGAGTACATTATGAAGACTAACACAGCTAAGAAATCAGCCCCTAAGGAAATCACCTTTCAGGGCATTGGTTCCATCCCTGCTGACAAGCGTGAAAAAGTAGGCGTGATTCCTGGGGATATCTACACATGGTTGAAGGACAAGGCAGGTAACAATCCTGCTAATGTTATTATACGTCCAGTCCAAGGGCTTGATAACAAAAACCCTTTTCCTTTTGAACGCACCATGTTCCTTAAGGACGGTACGCCAAGCTATGAGCGACGTGCTTATGTGATGTGGGCATTGGCTAACTCAGGCAAGGCTGAATATACATTGGCTGATTGCCAAGCTGACCACAAGAAAATCAAATCACCTGCCTACGGTGTGAAGGGTTTAATTGATGCCCTTAACGGTGGACAGTCACCGTCCGCTAAAACCACATGGGGACGGAACTATGTTGAGCTTGTAGTTAAGAAATAATTACTGGCAATTAGGAGGGAGCTTGATGGCTCCCTTCTTTTTTATTTTGATGGACGATGGATATTGATGGATGGACAATGAACGATCGTCTTAGATGTATATGTATATGGACATCTAATGAAGTCGCACGAAGTCGGTTGGGGAGGTTATAGGATACACCTTGATAATTGTATATGCTATATTTAGGTATGTTCAATTTAATAAAAGGATAAAAACTATGTACATAGACGATAATAATTATGACACAGCAATAGAGAATCTTGATGATTGTATTGCGGCGATTACCAATATGATTGATTATACTATTAAGCCAAGAGGCTTTGCTTCTAAAGAAGACTACAGGTATCTTGAACCAAGATTCTCAGAGGCAAACCGTTATATCATTAGCTTGTTAGCTCACCCGAAACATAATAGAAAGTTTAAACCTCTGCATAGTAAAAAAGCTTATACTCAGGTTTTATATAGGGCGATGAAACAAGTTGTCTACACACCGTATCAAGAGTTTGTTGACACAGTTAATCAAAGATATTAATCAATTAGGAGGGGGCATTGCCCCCTCTTTTTTTGCCCTGTTGTTTGATGGACATTGATGGATGGACAATGAATGATGACGAGAAGAATATATATCTTAGAACATATATCCCAGAAGCCGATCTCAAATGAACTCAGTCCCGAAACTAAAGGATACACCTTGACGCCGTCAAGGTGTAAGGTATTAGTATAAATTAATTAACACGGAGGTTACTATGTTTATGTTTTTCGCGGTCTGTGGTGTCGCCGCTTTTTTATTCTTTTTGCTAGTTGTTAACCTAATGGATCTGTGATGCTAGATATCTTTACATTCCATATGATTATGTTGTTCGGCTTCGCTATCGCCTACATTGTCTTGTTTTATATTATTCACAGAAACCCACCTGATTGATGGTTGATTGATGGAGAGCAGAATCACGTGTGTAATATATGAT